ATTGCAGCTTCGTTTATGTTTTTAAAAAGTTTTCTTGATACATGAACGTATTCATCCTTTAACCTATCTCCAACTTTATTATAAAGGACTTTTGAGGTATCTTCCTTAAATTTTACAATATTTTCTTCTATCACATTTTTTACCAAATTTTCAATATTGTTATTCATTTTATTTGTGCCTTTTTGTAGAATTCTATGTTCTTTTTTATGTTATTTGGCGATTGAAGTATTTCAAAAGCCATCAATTGCTTGTTTTTCCCTGAAAGTGAATCAAAAAGATCCGTTAGCATTTTTAATTCAGATTCATTGATATTTATGTAAGAATGATTTTTTAATTTTAAACGATTGTTGGTAATTGGATCGTAATTTTCAACAAAATTTACAAAATATTTGATGTCTTCGGTAATTTTTGTAGATTCATTGTGCTCAAACAGTCTTTTTGTAAAATCTTTCTGAGTTTCATTTATTGCAGTATTGAGTTTTAATGAAAGACATCTTACAAGACTTTTTTTGAAAGAGGAATCATCCTCCTCCATCAATGTTTTGATTCCATTTCTTAATATTTTGTTTTCTAAATTTTTCATTGCTGTGGTGGTTCTCCTCCGCCCTGTGCCATCTGAGCTTGTTGTTGCATCATGAGCTGCTGCATTTGCTCTTGACGCATTTTTTCTATGTCTACCTTCATTTGTTGATCTATTGTCTGAATGTCCTCTTCGGTTTGTTTCAAAATCTTTCTACGGATGAACTCGGAGGAGAAATACTTTCCTACGTAAGGTTCAATTATTGAAAGCATTTTTATTCTTTCTGCAAGTATTTCGGATTCCTTTAGATCCCAAAAATAATTGTCGGTGTTGTAAACAAACTTGATTTTTTGCTTTAATTGATGCCAATCATCATCTGTGACAATACCTCTGAGCAACAATTGAACACGCAATGCATCATAAAAAAGTTTTGAGAAATGGCTTCTTAGCCTCTCAATAAATTTATAGAATTTAACTTCTTCTCTGGTAATTTCCACGGAACGACCCATATTAAATCCAGATTGTTCAGCAGCTAGCCTGTTTAATGGAACATTTAATGAGTTATAAAGTTTTTTCTTGAAGTAATCCACGTCTTCTATTTGTGACATTGCATTGCCACCCGGAAGAGTAGTAATCTGGGTCCCTTGTGAACCTTCTCTACGTGGCAACCAGTAATCTTCAAGAATTGAAAGATGGTTTCTTTCGTCTCTTATTTCTCCGGTACTTTGGTTGTATATAATTCTGTTGCGGAAACGACTCATCATGTCGCGCATGTACTGTTCGGCTTTTTGCTTTGGCAATTGCCCAACGTCAATGTAAAAGACACGTCTTTCCGGGGCTCTTGCCACGCGGTACACCAAAAGAGCATCTTCAAGCTGACGAAGCATGTTTAGCGGTCTTATCGCTTTGTGAAGATATCCAAGAACCCGCTTCGTATTCATGTCAATTAAGCCGGATGGAACATAAACAATGCTATCTTTTGATAGATGAAGCCCACCTGGTCCTGTACCCAAATAAGAGTCTTTGTCAGAATCCGTATAAAGATAATATTCTTCTATTTCCTTGATTATCGATAAAACCTGCTGATTGTTTTTTTGGGGTTCTTTTTTTACTTTTCTAACTTTTTTGATCTTCAATGGATCAATTGTAATAATTTCTTTGATTCCTTCTTGCGGATTGTCCTTGTCTATAACAAGGTTATAAAACAATTTTGAATCAATATACCATCTTCGATATATCTCGTATGCCTTATGATTGAAATCCAAAAGAAATACGATTCTATCAAACTCTCTATAAATTTTTGTCTTTATTGATTCAGAAATTGGAACTTCGCGAAGATCAATTTTTACAGGTATTGCTTCGCTTCCCTTTACTATTGAGGAATTTACAATTTCCTCTATGGCATTGTCAACTTCGGGATATACAGACATGTTTCTGTATTGAATTACCGAACTGCTTTCGTCTTTCAGCGTTCCGGTAAAATCTATTGCGCTGCTGAAATAACCACCAGCCTCGACAGTTACAGTTCCATCGTAAGTCTCTGGCACCGAAAACTTTTGAAGTACTTCTTCCCGTGCCTTTTCTGATGTTTTTTTCTTTCCAAATTCAAATCCAAAAGCTTGTAGTTCCATGTTTTATACCTATTATACTTAGCACACTTTAAGTTACGTCTCTAACCTGAATGTTGTCATATATGAAGACTGCGGAAAATGCATTCAACACATTTACGTTCGTCATATTCAAAGATATTTCTTTTATGCTTTTTGGCCAACAACCATTCATTGTAAATGTTTTAACAGGATCTGTTTCTTCACCATTTAATCCAAGATGCATCAATTGCCATCCATTTGCTTTGTAACTATTGGCAAAAGTTTCAATTGTAGATATATTACTTACGTGATCGTTTATTGCGTTTTGCCATTTATTAAATTTTTTCCAAAGATTTCCATTTTCAGACACATCGTCCAGAACAATTACGCTCCATCCCGTAAATTGCAATTCACCCGGATAATTTATTTTTCTTCCAAAATAATCATATGTGATTGTTGTGCTTGCCAAGTTTGGTATTTGAGTTGCCCTTATGTGAAATTTACTGAGTTCGCCACCTGAAAATGGTATTGAACCCGTAACAGAAAATCTGTTTGCACGCATACCACCATTAAAAGCACTTTTAAAATCTTGTATGCTTATGCCCATTATATTCCTTGTTCTATTTTATAGAAATTATAAGTCAAAACAACACTAAATACGCTTTGATCAGATGAAGCCATGTCAAAATTTAATGAACCAATTTGACTTGGCCAACAATCAACTAGATTGATAGTTCTTAAGTTACCGCCGTTCAAATCTAATTGATTCAATATCCATGTTTTTTGGAGCGATTGATACGTAAAATCATCATCATCAACCAAGTGATCATCATATCCGTCAATCAAGTGTTTCCATTGATTGAATGCCTTCCAGAGAGAATTATTCTCACTATCGTCATAAACTTCAACTGTCCATGATCCATAAGACCTATCACCCGCAAAATAAAGAAGCCTGCCTCTGTAAGGAACTGCTATTGTACCAACATCCGCTGCAGGCATCTTTGTGGCATATATTTTAAATTTTGAATTTGATGGTTTATTTGAAACATTTTGTGGCCACAAATTATCACAAATTACTTCAAATCTATTGGCTCTTGTTCCGCCAGAAAAATTTGCTTTAAATGTATCTATTGAATTTTGTGGTGTTGGCATGGTTTACTCTTTTTAAGCCATTCCGTCAATTTGTATTACGAGATTTGTTCCATTAATATTAACTGGACCTCCTCCGCCTCCAGTTGTGGTGATTGGAACTATAGTTATATCAACTCTAAGTGTTGTTGAGTTATCAGTATTATTAGACCCATCACATATTATCGTTAATGGAGTTACTATACCAGAGCTTATAGCACCAAGACTTAAATAAAAATAGTATAAAGCAGTAGTAATCTGTGCTCTTAACTCAGGGGTGTTTTGTTTTCCCATAGCAATTCTAATAATTTCAGCTGTATATGCCCTTTCAATGATTTCAAGGCAATAATTTGGAGCAATTCTATCTTTATTTGCATAAGTAGATCCAAGACCAGCGGTTGCCCCAACCAAATCAGTTGCTAAAAACTTATTTCCATTTACTGAAATAAAATAATTTACTCTATTTTTTCTTAAAATACTTTCTGTATTGGTATTAGATACTAAACTTGTGATTGAAATATTGCCATTTGGTGCATAATCTGGACCAGCGGGTCCCTGATATACCCCACCACCACCATAACTAGCAGTTTTCATAGAACCAGCCATATCACTTGTTAAATTTACACCTGCTTCTATCTTACTATCGGCTAACCATGATCTGGTATCAATATTAAAATTTCCATTTCCATGAACGTTTACAATTCTGTTTGCAACTGTGGCACCACCATTTTGTGGATTTTGCACTGAAGTCGTTGCTCCAAATAAAGTATCAAATGGAGCCATAGTAAGCCCAATCCCATTGTTTATTGTTGGAAAAACACCAAATATGTAATTGTTTGTTTCTAAAAATTTTGCTCTTGCAGCATCTGCTGTTTGTCCAACTAACATTTTAACAGAAGTAGAAATAGAGGCTTGATTATTGTAATCTATAATACCAGAAGTTGTTCCAGTTATAAGTACATTTCCACCATAACTCAATAAATTTAAAACATGCAAAAAATCAAAACCAACTGGATAATTTGGAAATATTATTTGTTCACCTGGATTTGAATAAAAAAAACAATTAGTAGCACCGGGATTTTCAGAATAAGGAACAAGACCATATTCCGAATCATTTCCTATAGCATTCAAGTCCCTCAAAAAATCATTTTTTGTTTGATAAAAAATATATGTATCGTATGTGAATCCAACTGGTGGTCTTTGAAGTGTCGATCTAGACCAAAGCAACCAACCAAATAGTCCACCAGGATCATTTGTTGGAAGATTTCTTTCACTTAAAGTTGGTACAGTGTATTGAGTAAAACCCTCTGCTACAAAAGCGGTTGAAATTGAGTTAGTAGTATTTGGATCATAAGTAAGATTATTAAATAAATTAAAATTTGGCATTCTGTACCCTTTATTAGAAATATTTATAATTTATGCAGGATACCAAACAACCTTTCCATCTGAAAATTTTCCATCATCATCATCCGTGCTAAGCATAAACAGAGTATTGTCTTCCTCTGGATTGGTGGGTTTTTCAAAATTTAATTTTGCAGATTCAATCAAATCGCTATAATATTCCTGGCGGCATAGCCACGCAAAAAATACCAAGGTCATAACCATATCATCATTGTGACCTTCATCTGCTTTGAAGGTATTTGATCTTGAAACAAACGTCATCAATTCCTGAATAATTCTTTCGTCATTTAATATTAACTTGTCTTCCTCTACCAATCTTTTTAATATAGAGCAACCAAGTTTTTTTGTCTGTGCTGTTGTTCTCAGACCAAATTCACTTTTATTTCCTGCAAATCCCTGAGAAAGCATTTGTCCTTTTCTGCCCTTTATAACCGTCATTAGCATGTTTTCGTATTCAAGATCATTGTACAAAATCGATGCAACCTGCCCACCTATGTCATTTGTTTCAACCAAAACATACGCATTATTGTATTTTTCGGCAACCGATTTTATGGTGGTTGGAAACTGAAATGGACTTATTGTATTGTTTCTATAGGTTGCAACGACCTCGTAGGGGTTTGCTGATCCATTTATTACGGTAAAGGCAGAATAATCAGACCCCTGCCCTCTCGATACATCTGCCAATATGAAATATATTCCATCTTTGTTTGGTTCCTTGAATATTCTAAATCCATCTTTTTCTTCTCTTAAAAATTCCTCTGACGCAAGTATGTTCAATTTAGTAGAAGAAATAAGAGTATTTGACGATCCCAGAAAACTGCAGCCATATTCCTGTTGAAACTGTTCTTCGCTTGTATTGGCTATCTGTTCTGCCGCCCACTCATCGTCTCTTCTTTTACCTCCAGCAGTTATTGGAACCTGTCTCCAGTTTACTTCCACTGGAACAAACTTGTTTTTTAGTTTGTGTCCTTCGGGGCGATTGGAATCTACCCATAATTTATAAAAATGATTCATACCATTTGGTGTAGAAACTATTATGAGTTTTGTAGTAGTGCCTGCAGAAATGGTAGGATACGTAGATGAATAAAATTCTTCGGCAACGTGTGATGGCAAAAAGGCATATTCGTCAAGCAAAAGCAGATTGAAAGATCCGCCACGGATTGCAGACGATGATGTCGCATCGCATATGACTCTTGAACCGTTTTCAAGCTTAAAAGAGGTTTTGTTCCATTCTACAACACCTTGCTGCAAAAACTTTGGCAAATTTTCATATGCTAACTGCAGTTTTGCAAATAATTCATCTTTTGCTGTCTTTAGTTTATTTGCCAATATTGCCACACTTACGCTTTGATTAAATGTCACGTAGTGGCATATGTAACTTATTACCGAAGTTGATTTTCCAGATTGTCTTGGCCACTTAGATATAGTAAATCTGTTTTTATGTATCGTATTTACAAAATCTTGTTGATAATCATACAATTCAAATGGCATCACGCCTTTGTCCAAAGTTTTTACCTTTACGTATTTTTTGCAAAAATAAACAGGGTCATTTGCACACTTCAAGTATTCCTTGAGTTCTTCTTCGGTATAACTTAATTGTACTCCGGGTGGCTTTAACTTTGGATTATTTCTGTAACCTAGATTATCCGGTTGAACCATGATTTAAAATCTCCACATCAATTACTTCTTTGTCCGTGCTTCTTTCTTTGTTCAAAAGATTCTGCAAATCTTTTGTAGATCCTATAAATACAGCATTATTGGTTTGTTTTATTGTTTGTTTTCCATCTGAAGTGGTCATTTTTGCTTTTTTATGCACATCAAGCATGTTATTATTGAGATCTGCCATTGTTTTTAGTAATATGGCAACAACTTCAAATGCCCTTGGTGCATCTGATTCGGTGGCAACTTTAAGCGCATTTTCTAATGCAATGTTTCCGCTTCCAATCAAATCTTTTATGTTTGACTGAGCCAATTCATAGTCTTTTTGAAAATTATTAAGATCAAAGGTTCCCCCAACCAGGGAACTTTTTATATTATCTTCATTATTTTCTTTTGGCAAATTGAAGAATGTTTTTAGATTATTGTTCATCGTCTAATGTAAGGCCGAGCACCGTATTTGTAATTGTTGTAGTCGATCTGACCTTTCCGTAAATATAACTTTTTGCAACAAATGATATGGATGATATATTTATCCTTCTATTTCCAAAGTCGCCATCATATCTTTCAGTTATATTATTAGATGTCATAATTATTGGAATTTTTACATCTGTCTGCTGGCTATTCAATGACAACTTTATTATATGGTCTGGATTGAAATAAGGCATTATTTGTTCAATGATTTGCAAAGTATCATCTATATGCCTAGTGTATATAAATAAATTAAATCCCACGTTTACTGGTACAAATTCATTAATAACAAATCCTGTGTTTTGGCAGGTTTCATCAACTATTTGTTTTCCTAAAATTGGATTTGACTTGCTTACTCTTCTGCTGGTATCGGGAGAGATGTTTGTCATTATGTAACTCAACCTAGGAAGTTGGGTTTCTATTCTGGTTGCATCATTTATTGAAGATGGCTCCAACAAACGCCTTATAAACTTTTCCTGTGGTGCATAGGTGATGGGAACTCTTATCTCAAGAGGAGAATTTGGGTTGTCTGGATTTTCATGCTGGACATCTATATTGTTAAACAATGTTCCAAATCCAACAACCAGTTTTCTTAGGCTTTTGTTGTTATAGTATTCAAACATGTTTTACCTTAATTGCAATCAACAAATGGGTTATTTGGATCAAATGTATACCCAGCAGATTCAGTCTTAAGTATGTCGTTAGATCCTGCCGTAGTACCAAGTCCGTTGTTTATCGGTATTATTGTTCCACCAGAGAATCCTCTGGTGTCAGTCATTACTTCATCCACAGCAGCAACCTTTGTATTCAGTTTTTCGTAGCTGTATGTGAACAATTCTCCGGTTATAAAGTAAGAATATAATCTTCCAAGAGGATAAAATGGATTTTCATGTTCTACAAAGTTTATTTCAAATAATGACTTTGAAGGTGGAAAATATATTAAATCACCCTCTCTAGGTCTTGTTATTGATGAATTTTTATTAGTAACTTCTTGCTGAAATCTTTTTCTTGAAAATACAAGGTAGACTCTATCCTTGATTTCAAGGCCAAATTGAGTTATTACATCGTTTCCCTCAAAACCTTTGTAACTTTGCAAATACATTTCAAGGCTATAAGCATTCTGGAAATAAGATCCAGGATCTTCACCAAAAATTTTATCAATTGATAAGTAATCTCTAGGAATATAAACACAGTCTGTTCCAGTAGCTTGAATAACTTCTATTGTTATTCCTTCTACTAAATTCTGTTCTCCTTGATAATTTTGAAAATATGGATTTTTCAATTTTTATCCTATCAATGGATCTGGCGGCAATTCCTGTGTTTTTACTAGTGTCATTTCTATTTGATTTAATTCATTAGTTGCTTCAGCCATAAGGGCACCAGCATTCAATTGAGCACCTCCCGGCAAAGGAACGCCCGCAAATTTCA